GGAAGAGAAACATGATCGATTATTTATGGAATCAGTTAGAGAACTACAGGAAGCAAAAAAAATAATGTTAGAAGTACAAGCCCAAATAGCATATACTAAAGAAAAGAAATGGTGGAAATTTTGGAAATAACTACTCGAAAAAAGAGTAGTATTTTTTAGGTTTTAACTTCCTAGAACATTGATTATGTTAATGCGAGGTCTGACAACTAAAAAAAGAACCCGTTTAAGCGGATTCCTTTTCTGCTTTATCGCCAATTCCTAAAATCAACTTGTTACCCATTTTTAAAGCAATTCCACGTTTTAAATATTCTGTATAAACAACTTCCAATTCCCGTTCTTCTTCCACCATGATCGACCCCTGACTACCATACGAGTATATGCAACACCGACAAAAAAATAGAACAAACATTCTTACTACTATAGTACCACTTAACCAAATTATTTTCAGTAGTATAATTATCGCATTCCGTTTTGGTTTATCCGTTTTGGAAACATCAGTCAAAAAAATTATTCTTCCGAATAAACACCCGAATCTTTCAAGTTTAAAATAAATAGTTCTCTTGCTCTTTCGTTATTATAGCCACTGTGAAATTTTACTTTCCATTCCCTTGGATCTGTTAACGCAAATGAATTTCCCTCTTCATTCCAATCGATTACATTCATTTCCACTAATTGAGTAAGCTCTGCTCTAATTTTTATTTTTGAAATTCCGGCTATTTCAAAATCCTGCATCTTTGGAATGATGGCTCGCTCTTTCCCGATATAATACGAAAGTGATTGAATCATGGAAATGATTTTCAACTGTCTTTTGGTAAAATCTCGCCTTAATATTTCAGCCCTATACAACATTTCTTGTCTTGGGATGTGTAGGTTATCATATTTCTTTTTGCCAATATTAAGAATTATATCCTTATATAATGTGGTTAATCGTTCGTATCCCACTTTAGACCAGTTCATTTTTTGCCTCCTTTATTACACAAACGAAATATTACAACATTATTACAACATTGTAAAATACAAGTATTCCCATTTTGTTGCATAATTTACATTATTCGACACAGTTAGATAAAAAAAGAAAAAACTGTCACAATTTTTTCAATAGCTTTAGCATTGATAGCGTTTGCTTAATTTCCTCGGTGGTTATGCCTTTCTCTTTCATGTCCTCAGCAAATGCGATCCACTCTACACCTATGTTCTTTAATTCTTCGTTGGGTTCTGTTTCTTCACCGAACAAATAAGAAACAGGAACACTGTATAAATCGCAGAGCTTTTTTATTTTATCTAAACTAGGTACTTTCCCATTTTCGATCATACTTACATAAGAATGAGCGACTCCAACAGCTTCGCCTACTTGTCTGGTCGTCATATTTTTACTTTCCCTAAGCTTACGCAGCTTTTCTCCTATTTGTTTATCAAGTAATTCCACTTGAAAAAACCTCCCTATATGGATAACAAAATACTCCTGTTGCCAACAGGAGGTTATATGGTCATTATAAGTTCACTTTTAAAAAAACACAAAAAGATTTTAAAAGGGTATTTACAAAAATGTGCCAATGGTGGTAAAGTATGTTTAACAGTTGGTAAACAACAGTTAACAAGGAGGTGTTAAAAGTGGATGGTAAGAAAGTAGAAGTACAAAGAGTCATAAAGGATCTTAGCCAGCAAGAGCTAGCAAAAAAGGCAAAAGTTTCACGTACTTATATTAGTAAGATTGAAAGTGGAAAAGTTAATCCATCTATATCTATTTTGGCTAAGATTGCAAATGCTTTAGGATGCAGCATAAAGGATTTTTTATAATGTTTTGTTCAATTATATTGACCATATTAAAATTCAATTAAAGGAGTGTTAAAAATGATTAACCTTGACCTAGTTAAACAATTCGCTGACCTCAAAAAACAGTTAGTTCAAAACGGTGTTTATGGCTTTCATCAAGATGCTATCCAAGTATCTGCAAGTGAATTAATGGATCTTCCTGGTGTTCAGTTTGAATCATTCGATAGTGAGAAATTCCCTTATCGTGCTTTTGTTGTAGTAAATGGGCTTAAATTGTTTGGCATTCTTACATCTGATGAAATGATGAAATATCCAAAGCCAGGAGGTTACATGGTTGAAGATGTAAATCTTGGAGGCGGTGATCGTGCAGCTGGATACTGAAATCTTTTGTTACATCGGTAAACGAGTTGAGTTTGACAATGTACTACCATGTGAGGATGACATTTATACAGAATTTCAGCATTATTTCGAAATCCGGGGTTACAAAACAGATGTAATCGAACAGATGATTGATTCTTATGTAAGTTGTAGTGATTTAACAGGAGTAAAAATAGAGTGGGAGGATGATTTAAGTGAATTTGGTATTGGACGAATTGAAGAGGGCACACAGCTACCATCAAAGACAGCTTGAAGAAAATATACAAAAAATCCAACACAAAGAGGAATCCATCGAGTTGCTTAAAAAGGCAAATGAAAAGCATGCAGAAATACTTGGTGAGATCAGCAAAGCTCTTGGAATATTGAAGAAGGACATAGCAGCAACTATGCCCATTGGTAAAGATTGTACCAACAGTATAACGGAGGTTGATTGATATGTCTATTGTTATCATTGGCGATCGTTATTATGTACCGTTTATGGATGGTTTTAAGGAAATTTCAAAAGGTGAAGCTCAATTCCTTTATGAACAAGGATGTTTCACTACTTCGGAGGTTGAAACCTATGAACACGACTAATTATTATACAGAGCTTTCAAAAATAGATGTTTCTGAACACATTGAAAAGAAAGGCCGTTTTAGTTATCTCTCTTGGGCTTGGGCTGTGGATCAGCTAAGAAAGAAACATCCAGATGCTACATGGGAAGTCATTCGCTTTAATGGTGTACCTTTCATGCAAACAAACTGCGGTTACTTTGTCGAGGTTGCCGTCACGGTTAATGGAATCACTTTAAGTCAGATTCACCCCGTTTTAGATAACTCTAATAAGCCTATTAAAGAACCTAATTCATTTCAGATTAATACATCTATTCAACGATGCTTGGTGAAGGCTATCGCTTTGCATGGCCTTGGTTTATATATCTATGCCGGTGAAGATTTACCAATGGAAGAAGCACCTAAACTTTTAACCATTGAGGAGGTTCTTAAACAATGGACGGATGCGGGTGGAACAGAGGAACAGTTCGACGAGTTGATTCAGAAAAATTGGAATATAACCAGGGTGAAACTGCAACAAAATCACCTAGTTGGAATCGTGGCTTTATTAAACAAGAGAAAAGCTTCCTAGAACGTCAGGAACGGCAAAAGAAAGCGTTAAAAGACATAGAGAATACAATCCTATTCCTTGAAAAAATAACTCAACTGAGGGCTATTTAAGCCCTTTTCTTAGGAGGCAAATCATGACAAGTATTGACAGACTTATCGAAGAATATCGTCAAGAAGACTTACATCCTAGAAAAGCAGAACTAGTGACAGATCAAGAAGCGGACACAGCTTTTATTAAATTCAGAGATACTTTCTGGTCCATTATATTCTTTGCACTTTTAGCAGCATCTATGCTTATCCCTATGATAATTGGAGAGTAGGAGGGTTTTCATGAGAGACACGATCATCCATCGTCGAAAGAAGAAAGAGGCTGAAATGGCGATAGCGGACCTGTTAAAGCGCGGATTTATCATAATCAAAGACCTTGAAGAAGTAACAAGGGACGGTAAAACATTCTCCCGTGATTCTTACGGGCGAAGGATCTTTCAGCAAAATAATTTTACAAGCTGCTGGGTAGCGGTCATGAGGAAGGTGAATTAAATGACAATTTATCCATATAGAACGATTAAATCAGGCCAATTCACAAAATACCTAATAAGCATAGTGGAAAACGGAAGTGTATTAGTTGAATATTACTTTCGAAATAAGTGTAAGTCTCAACTTACCTTTGCATCACAAAATGAAGTTGATGAATCGAAGTTACCAAAAATTATTAAAGTAAGCGCGCGGTGGGCTTGCTACGAATCTAAATCGCTGGTGAACATTTGAAAGAAAATATGTCGTAAAGGAGAGTTGAAATTGGTTACAATGACTGTTTATGTAAACACAGATGTTTTCTGTTGGATTGTAAATAGTTTAAATAGAAGTATAAAGTGCAAATGGGATGATGTGAAAGAAGTTTCATTGAAAAAATCAAGGAAATTTCCTCATGAGGTGCAAGTTCCTATTCAAATAATTGGTCAGTTCGTAAAGAAAAATAAGACCACTATTAACTTATATACACTACAAAAAATGAAACAAGAATAGTAAGTCTTTCGAACAAGATATGTCGTAAAGGAGGTGATCAAATGGGTATCAAACCAGGTGGATAAAAAGCATAACAAAACCGTTAAAACCAACGTTATGAACATATTTTGAATCACATATTTTTATAGTTTACAATGAAAGTAACGGTGTACGGAAATACATCGTCAATCAAATTCTAGTTTAACAGGTATTCTAGAGTTGTAAATTGAATAATTCACAAGCCACTTTCGCCAGGTGGCTTTTTCTTTTGGTGTGCCTTCGGGCGGGTAAACAAACAACACATAAAAAGCCAAAGGTGGGGGCTGTTGTTATGATTAACTTTATTATGGGTTATATATTAGGTGGAGCATTTACCTTTTTCTTTTTATACTTTGGATTTCGTATGTATGAATATAGGAATGATGATGAATGATGAAGTCATGTTCATATTGTGGGGGTATTCATAACAGTACATACCAGTGTCCTAAGAAACCACAACGTAAGAAGTTTAATCTATCCGATGCTGATAAGTTTAGGAACACAGCAAAGTGGCGTAAGAAATCATTAGAGATACGCAAACGAGACAGAGGACTGTGTGTGCTATGCTTGAGGAAGTTATATAATACACAGCAGCAATATACATTCGATACTATAGAAGTACATCATATAGATCCATTACATGAAGCTATACATCGTGGCCTTGATAACCATAACCTATTAACACTATGTAAGTACCATCACTATATGGCAGACAGTGGTGATATACCTAGAGATATACAGCATGCTATTGCTAAGGAACAAGAGGATAATAATAAATTAATTAATATATAAGGCTGAAGTATTACTTGGTTACTATATATCATGCGTATTTATGTCGAATCGTGTCGTTTTGTCGAATGCTGTCGTAATTGTATGATAATTTAAAACAATTCAGATAACTTCGTGCAAATTATTTTATCGGTAGTCCCCCCGGAGTGCCGAAATAATTATTGGTCGGTGGCTGAACACCACGCATCGACTTGAACGTACTAAAATTTCCAAAAATGAACCATTTCATTCTAATATTCGGAGGTGTGAACCATGGCCAGACCTACAAAGTCAGTTACAACAACGACTGGTAACTTTACAAAGACGGAAATTAAGAACCGTATGGAACAGGAACAAAAGCTAAAAGGTAAAGCCGATAACATTCGTCCCTCGGAATATTTGAATGAAAAGCAAAGGGAGTTATTTAACTTCATTGTGGATGAATTAAAGGCAAGCGGAATCTTATCTAACTTGGATATATTCACGCTCGAGACTTGTGTTATCGCTATTGAAAGATTGCAATATATCGAATCGAGGATTAATCAAAATATTGATTTGATGCTTGATAAGCAGCTAATGGCAACCAAGGAAAAATACACGAAAGACCTATTTAGAACAATTAACGAATTATCTCTTTCTCCACAGTCGAGAGCAAAGCTTGGCAATTTAAACATTCAATCAAAGGAAGCTTCCGAAGATCCTTTGTTAAAGGCATTAAAGAGGGTTAAATAGTGCTTGATAAAGCCATACAATATGCTCGAGATGTTGTGGAAGGGAAAGAGATAGTACCTAAAGAGGTTAAGATTGCATGTGAATGGTTCTTTGAAGACTTGGAAAAACAACACAATGATGATTTTCCTTATGAATTCCGAGAGGATTTACTTGAACCGATTGTATCCATTCTTGGATTATTGAACTTTGCTACAGGTCTTGGAACCCAAGGGAAAACGATTTTAGAAGGTTTAGCGCCATTTCAGGCGTTTTTTTTATGCAATATTTTCGGTTGGAGATTTAAAGACGAGGAAACAAGGTACAGATATCGTGATGTAACGCTGTTCATTCCCCGAAAGAATGCAAAGACATTCATTACATCCTTGATTCTAATCATCTTAATGCTTACCGAGGATGATTATTCCGAGTTTTATTCTATTTGCTTAGATCGCGACTTGGCTGGGGAAGTAAAAAAAGCAATGACTCAAATCATCCAGGCATCTCCTGCAATCGAGAAGTATTTTAAGATTTCAACTATGTTGAGTGGGAAGATCCTTTGTAAGTTGACTAATTCGTTCTATCAAGCAAGGACAGCCGAAGCAAACAAGAATAATGCTATCCGGCCATCTGCCTTTATTGCTGACGAAGTGGGAGCATTTAAAGACTATGCTAACTTAACGGCCATGCAATCAGGACAATTGAACGTTAAAAACCCTTTGCGGTTTAAATTAACGACTGCCTACGCGGAAGATAAGTCCATCATGCTTGAAGAATTGGCTTATATCAAAAAGGTATTTGCTGGGTTGATTCCTGATGAAAGGATGTTCGCTCTTGTCTACTATGCCGAGAAAGAGCATCTGTGGAACGATCACGGACTGTATCAGGCTAATCCACTACGAATAGAAGCTAACTACAACGAAATTAGAGATTCACGTCAGGAGGCCATTGAGAAGCCTCTAAAACGTGAAGAGTATTTGA